CGTTGCTCGACGCGCAACAGGGTGGGTTTGTTAAGGCTGAGATACAGGGATTAACTAATACCCTACGATTCAAGCACCGTAAGCCTTGTGCTAACATACCCTCACCGCGTAAGCAGTACGGTGCAGAGATACGTGCATTGTTCATAGCAAGAAGAGATGACACTGAACTGGTGGGGGCTGATATGTGCAGCCTTGAGGATCGCACGAAGCAGCATTATCTATGGGATTACGACCCCGAGTACGTTCAGGATATGATGCAAGATGACTTCGACCCGCATCTTGACCTTGCGGAGTCCAGTGGTGCTGTTACTAGAGCAGAAGTACTTGCTTACAAAGCAGGAGATCATACAGTTTCCGACGTACGGCACTTGTACAAAGGTGGAAACTATGCTTGTACATACGGATCAGGTGTCCGTGGACTAGCTAGGCAGCTAGGTGTTAGCACAAAAGTAGCATCCGGTATACATAAAGTTTACTGGGAACGGAACTGGTCGATAAAAGCGGTGTCTAAGAATACAATAACGAAGTCAGTGCAAGGAAAGCTCTGGTTATGGAACCCAGTATCGGAGTTATGGTACTCATTACGGAACGAGAAGGACATCTTCAGCACGTTGAATCAAGGAACAGGTGTGTATTGCTTTGATTTATGGGTTCATTACATCCAAAAGGAGCGAAAGCAGTTGACAGCACAGTTCCATGATGAAATAATACTCGAGGTACATAAGGGTAGGAGAGATCAGACAGTGGCGTTATTGAAACGAGCAGTACAAAAGGTTAACAGCACCTTGAAGCTGAACAGAGAACTGGATGTAGATGTACAGTTCGGTAACAATTACTCAGAAGTACATTAGGAGATTAACATGAGTTTAACACGCAAAGGTGATACATCTGAGTCAAGTACTCTAGTGTACGATAACATGAAACCTGGCGATCACGAGGCCCGTTTAGTGTACGTTGCTGATCTAGGTATGCAGGAACGCTCTTACATGGGCGAACCTAAGCCAGATACTCAACAGATTGCTCTGTGCTTAGAGATCATTGGCTCAACAGTAGAGATTGATGGCATCAAATCCCCACGCATTATGTGGACTAAGCCCTTTAATATCTTCGGTAAGCTGGATGCTAAGGCGCATGAATACGGTATGTACTCTGCGTTTAACCCAATGGTACAGGAAGGTGAGTACGCTGATTGGGAAGCAGTACTGGGTAAGGCTTGTAATGCAGTAGTAGTTAACGTGCCTGACAAGAAAGACCCCAGTAAGTTGTACGATAACATCAAGAGCATTTCTGCTATCCCTAGCAAGTACCTTGACATGGTTCCTGCTGGTGAGATCACTGATCTAGCTGTAGGTGACTCAGAGGATGCGAACAGCCCAGCTATCAAGCATTTGTTCGGTTTAGCTAAGTACGTTCATACGAAGCGGATACAGGAGGGGGCTAAGGCTGAGGTAGCTGTTGTTCCCGATGTAGTACAGGACTTCGATGACGACATACCTTTTTAACAACAGGCTAACGCCTTAATCAACCACAGGAGGATGATATGGATATGATAGTTATAGCATGTATTGTAGTCGCAGTATTTGTACTCTGGTACATCAATAAGTAATCATAAAGGGCAAGGATGCCCACCCTAGGAGGAATGTATGAGGGCTTTAATAGACCTAGACATAATCAAATATCAAGTAGGCTTTGCTAGCCAAAAGCAGGTTTACATTAAGGATGCTGTTGATTACACGTTGAGTTCACACCCAGAGGGTACTGAAGTATCTGAGTGCAACACAGAAGCATCAGAAGTCATCCAGATGAAGATCAGGGATGCCGCTGAGCATGGTTACGAGAAGTCTTATATTAGAACTGATAAGATAGAGAACGTCCTGCACTCCGTTAAGCTCACGTTAGAGCGTATAATAAAGGGAGCAGGGGCTACTAGCAGTACTGGTTATGTATCACAAGGTGGCGGCTTCAGGGCTTTGCTTACACCTGATTACAAAGCTAACCGCAAGGACACACCTAAGCCTATCCTTATACCTGAGATACATGACTACCTTGTGAAGTACCATAACGCTGTAGTATGTACTGACATAGAAGCTGATGATGCACTGGGTATTGAACAGTGCCAGAGTAAGAATACAATCATCTGCACTATAGATAAGGACTTGGACTGTATACCAGGTTTCCATTACAATTGGAACAAGATGCTTAAGTACTACGTTACACCTGAAGAGGCTTTAGTTAACTTCTGGGGACAGGTACTTACTGGTGATACTGTTGATAATATACATGGCTTGAAGGGTATCGGCCCTAAGAAAGCTCAGAAGATACTTGAGTCCACTGAAGCTAAGGATCACAAACAGACCGTGCTTCAGGCTTATCTTGATGCTGGTCGTACCGAAGAAGAGTTCAATCTCAACTGTAGGCTGATCTGGATACTCAGGAAGCCTTTAGCTGAAACTTACCCGGAGGTTGTATGAAACACTTACAAGAGATTGTGTTCAACGCAGCAAAGTACCTTCTCTGTATCTGGCTAATGGCACTAATGACAGTTGGTGTGTTCGTGTGGTGCATAGTAGTGGGTAGTTACGCCAGCATCTGGTTCGGTATAACACTGGTGATGATGTCAGCACTGTACGCTTACGGCACTATGCGTCTGGTTACATGGTTATGGGTACTTAAGTACGAGGAGCTCTAATGCGACTCAAGCCTAAGGAAGTACGTGCTTACCGCCAGAAGCTGTTAATCAAGCAAGGTGGACTGTGCGGGTTATGCGCTAAGAGGGTTCCAAAAGGACAGGATACCTTGGATCATTGCCATACATCTGGTAGGGTGCGGTCTGTTCTGCACAGGAACTGTAATTCCATAGAGGGCCGTATAAAGCATTGGGTTAACCGCTCAGGCTGTGACCCTATTAGCTTCTTACAGGCGATTGTAGAACACTGGCAGGGTGACTACGAGCATCTACCGTACCATCCTAATCATCTCAGTGACGCAGAGAAAGAGATCAGGAAGCTCAAGCGCAGGATGCACAAGCTCAAGACTGAGCGTGGTAAGCAGAGATACGCTGATAGAATAGCGAAGCTGAGGGCGGGGTTATGACTGAACCTAAAGACATTAGACCACCTAGTGACCCTTGGGATCTTCAGATGTGTTTGATAGGGGATTCACCTGAGCATTTAAAGGCAGCTAGGATAGCTAACTACTTCATACAGAAGATTGTACAGAGCCACAAGTGGCGAGACTTAGGCAGAGGATGGTCAGAATGAGTAAGAATGATAGTGTAATGACACACGCCATAAGCCCGAATGCTTTGAATAACGCAGCTAAGCTGAGTCATAATAGCGTATGCGGGCATTACCATAGCAAGTTCTCACTAGAGCGTTACGCTGACGTTAACACGTTACGCTGGTCGATGATAGTGGGCTGCTTGATGGATACTAATAGCCCCGCTGCCCGCTATGGTGCAGGTGTACTTAGCCGGCCTATTAACGGCGTAGGTATGCTGCTGGGTGGCAAGGGTAATACCTTAATCATCTCCGATCTGCATATACCTTATCACCACAGGGATGCGTTCGACTTCCTTTGGGCATTGCACCAAGAGTATCAATTCAGTAGAATACTTAATGTAGGTGATATAGCCGACCATCACGCGGGTTCATACCATGAGTCCGAGACTGACTCCTACGATGCTGAGACTGAGTACAGACTGACTAAGAAAGGTATGCAAGAACTAGAGGCTATGTTCCCTAGCATGACTGTTACGCTTGGCAACCATGACCAGATACCTACCAGGAAGCTAAAGAGCGCAGGGCTTCCAGCAAGTATGCTAACTGACAACAACAGTCTGTATGAGCTACAAGGTGGGTGGGATTGGGTGCATAAGTACTCTTTCGATTCATGGGGTGCTTACCCTTTCTTACAGCCAATGGTACTGAACAAACGTGGCCGTTGGGATAAAGACATTATGAGGATCAGATGATGGAGTTCGTACGTTGCTGGACAGGCCGTAGGTGGGTTGTGCTAGGCAATGGTCGCCTTACGTGGTTAGCTATTGGTGTTATGGGTTGGAAGGTACAGAGGGTAATGTTCATGGGTAAGTGGGTTTATATGCACGGTATGCACAAGGAAGGGCTTAAGATGCTGAACAAACAATACGAGGATTCATGATGGAAATCTTAATAACGAATTGCTCAGATAGTAGTTACTGGTACAGCCGCAGTCTTGGTGAAGCCTTTAAGTTAATAAAAGAAGATAGTGATATGTACTGGGTACGCGACCACGATGGCTTCAGGAACATCATTGAGAAGAAGGATGCTATACCTTTGTCTGATGAGCCACTGTACAACAGCATAGCTGCGAAGCGTAAGACATCAGATGGTAGCACAGCTGAGTACTATGAACTACCAGCTAAGGCTACTCAACTACAGCACTTAATCTCAGCTAAGGATATGAATGCACAGATCGGTGAAGTCTTCAGAACGTGTTACAGGTACGGCGAATGCAGTCACAGTGACAAACTACGCGAGGCTAAGAAGATTGCGTACTACGCGGCAGCGGAAATCGAGAGGTTAAGTAATGAATAACCACCTTAAAGATAATGTGTACTTATTACCCAGACAAGTCAAAGCAAGGGCTAAGAAAGCAAGAAGGAATGCAGTTGATGATATGCTAGCTAGTTACTGGAGGTACGTTAACAATATGTACTGTGAAGATGCTGATAAGTACTTCGATACATTCATACAAGCTACAGAAACCTGTAAACGTTTACGAGAGGAGACATAATGTCAGACCTAGAATACGGCCCAACATTAACTATCAGTGAAGAGACACACGCTAAGAAGCACCGCCTTGAAGGTGAGTCCTTTTACGAAGCACAGACACGCATTGCTAATGCCTTGAAGGATTCGCATGAACACTTCAGTGCTTTCCGTGGCATCCTACTGAACCAACGGTTCATGGGTGCAGGTAGGGTACAGTCAGCAGTGGGCGCACCACGAGAAGTGACAGCCTTTAACTGCTTTGTATCTGGTACTCTTGAGGATAGCCTTGATGGTATCATGCACAGAGCTACTGAAGCAGCATTTACAATGAAAGCAGGTGGAGGAATTGGTTATGATTTTAGTACTTTGCGGCCTAGGGGTGATCGTATTGTCTCTCTTGGCTCTCGTAGTTCAGGGCCGATCTCCTTTATGGGCATATTCAATGCTATTTGTAGCACTATCGCTAGTGCTGGTCACCGGCGTGGGGCACAAATGGCCGTTATGCGGGTAGACCACCCTGACATTGAAGAGTTCGTGCGGGCTAAGCAGAACGACACTGAGCTTAAGGGATTCAATATGTCCTTAGGTATCACTGACAAGTTCATGCAGTGCGTTAAGGACGATACCCCATTTGATCTAGTGTTTGAGGGTAAGGTGTACGATACTATCTCTGCCCGTAACCTGTACGAAGAGATCATGCGTAGTACTTGGGACTGGGCTGAACCTGGTTTCTTATTGATTGACCGTATTAACGAGATGAATAACCTGTGGTACTGTGAAACCATTGCAGCTACTAACCCTTGTGGTGAGCAGCCGCTACCTCCGTATGGTGCTTGCTTGCTGGGTTCCTTTAACCTAGTTAAGTATCTCAAGCCACGAGGTAAGGGCTTTGCATTCGACTTCGCTCAGTTCGAGGCTGACATCCCTGTAGTAGTACGCGCTATGGATAACATCCACGACATAGCTAAGTTCCCACTACCTGAGCAGCGTACAGAGAGCCACAACAAACGCAGGATGGGGTTAGGTTACACTGGGTTAGCTAACGCGGGTGAGTTATGTGGTAACGCATACGGCTCTGAAGGCTTCTTGAAGTGGTCTGATCGAGTGATGAAAACCCTACGTGACTGTGTGTACCACGCAAGTATCGATCTAGCAGCCGAGAAGGGTAGTTTCCCTGCGCTAGACAAAGAGAAGTACTGCCTAGGTGGCTTCATCAAGACCCTCCCTAAGGTGATTAGAGAGCGTATACAGAAGCATGGTATCCGTAACAGCCATCTGCTGAGTATTGCACCTACAGGTACACTAAGCCTTACAGCTGATAACGTATCCTCTGGAGCAGAGCCAGTGTTTGCACATGAGTACTCTCGTATCATCCAATCTTTTGATGGGCCTGAGACTGAAGTAGTACAGGACTGGGCGTACCGAGAGCATGGCCTGAAGGGTAGGACTGCTACTGAGTGCACAGCACAAGAGCATCTTGCTGTACTAGCTTTAGCTACTAAGTACGTTGACTCAGCTGTTTCTAAGACAATCAACGTAGACCCTAACATGCCTTGGGAAGAGTTCACTGACGTGTACATGCAAGCATGGGAGATGGGGTGCAAGGGAGTCACAACCTTTAACCCAAGTGGTAAGCGGTTCGGTATCCTGAATGCTAGCCCAACGGATAAACCAGAGGCTTGCTTTATAGACGAAGCAACAGGTAGTAAGACTTGTGAATAGCATTGATGTACCAGTGCTGTCTAGGAAGATCGCCCTCAGGTGGGGGCGTGATGTCCTAGATCATAGAAGCGCATTTATTGACAGGGGAGGCTTCTATACACTAGGGGCCGCTGCTTACCTCGATGATCCACTGGAGTATCCTAGCGTAGCTAAGGAGACTAACGCAAAGACCCAGTGGTTCTATGCNTTACGGCAGAAGGTAATNCACANNCTGTCANTGGTCGCTNNANNTANCNGTNNANCAGCTACAGGGTGCAGCTGAACCTGGATTCCATNTATTCGATGCAGCTAGTGCAGGTATGCAGGCTAGTATCCATATAGATACACCTTACACTCGTGTGTTCTGGCCAGAGCCTTTTCACTCAGTGTTCTCTTTCACCGTTCCACTCTGGCTTCCTGAGGAGGGTGGGCTTAACTACTGGGTAGACGATACAATGCACTACAAGAGATACGAGGTTGGTACTATGTACCTGCACTCAGGGTTAGAGGTTCACCAGATAGCTAACCCAGTACCTGTTACAAACGAATGCCCGCGCATAACCCTACAAGGGCATGGGGCTGTACTACAACACAGCAACACCGCTGTAGTTTACTTCTAGGAGAACGTATGAACATTAAACCAGGTGCAAGTTTACAAGGTCTGCACATTAGTATGCGTAAGGTGTTAATCCATGCTGACTCAATATGGAAAGCTCATGGTATCGAGGGTGGCGTTACTATCACCTCAGGAACTGATGGTACTCACGGTGCGGGGTCATGGCATTACTACGGGCTTGCTGTTGACCTCAGGACTCGTGATCTTATAGCAGCAGGTATCAGTGTACCAGATGTAGCTAAAGAGCTTGACGAGGCTTTAGGTAACGGTTATGATGTACTGAATGAAGGTAATCATATACACGTAGAAGCGGATGCAGTTGCCCGTAAACTTGAGAAAGGATGGGACGAGTAATGGTAGTCACACTTGAGGAATATGAAGTCCTTGTACGGTTCATTGAGTGGTACAGGGATCAGGACGATGATGAGCTAGAGATGTGGCACTCTGAGAGGATTGTGGCTGAGTTCCTGGAGGGTTGGGACTAGGCATAAAAAAGCCCCCAACCATAGGAAGGGGGCAAGGGTCGCGGGAGAAATCTTATTGTTCTTCTGTTGCCTTTACTGTACCGGCTGGGGATAACCCAGTGGCCGCTTCAAGTACTTGCCTTCCTCTAGCTTGTAGTGCGGCTTCCCTGACAGTATTAATTGGACTGTAAGTTAGTGATTCCACATCGTCAGACCTTTTAGCTAGTAGTTCAGCTAAATCTGAAGTGTTTCTTTTAGCCTTAGGTGTATGTTTGAAGTACACATCGACTATATCTTGGCTACCTCTACCTGCCCTAGCTATTGCCTGTGCGAACCTACCCTTACCCCTAGTAAGTTCGAGTGCTAGCCTCCTAGAGTAAGTACCTATTAGGGGTACAGCTACACCCCCAGCCTTGCCAAGAAGCCTAGTACCTACGCTAAACCCAATAGCTCCCCCTATGAGGCTACCCCCTTCACGGAATCCTAGCTTACCTACCGCCTCTGCTAGTGCCTCGGGTTTTGATCCATGAACCAAGCTACGCATAGCGTCTAACTCTTCCTTGTTAAACATCTTAGCTCTTTTCTTACTGTTTAGTATCTTTCTGAAGTTTGACTTTACAGACAGCAGCGGGTCTGCTGCGTTTTCGGCTATGTCGAAAGCGTCTTGTAGTATTTCATGCCTACGCGCCCTTCCCCACATATCCCTAGCTGTTTTTAGCTTAGTTATAACTAACGGGCCTTGCTCTGAACCTGTCTTGAAGGACTTAGTATCCATTGAGTCAAGGAAGTCATCAATGTGCTGTACAACCCTACCAGCTAGCATTGCATCCGCCTCCCCGCCTATAGTGGGGGAAGTGCCGCCACTGGCTATCTTTCTCATAGTGTCAAGCTCGGTAAGCGTCTGCTCTTTACCCCTAATACTCTTTAGTTCCTTAACTATTGCGTGTGTTTTAGGCGTAAGGGTTTTGTTAAGTCCCTTCCTTTTTACATCAGCAATAGTCCTATGCACAAAGTCAGTCACGGGTTGCGACTTCACTACTGAGCCTACGTCATCTATCTCTTTGTACAAAGCACTGGCTGTGCTTTTTAGAACCTCAACATCCGGTGCTGCCTCCACTATAGCTCTAGACTTAGCCCTCCTTGTCAAAGCATCTTTTGCCTTATTCACTACCTTTACAGGTGCATTTACTACGCTTTTAACGCCTTTAACAGTACCCTTAACACCAGCTAGTCCCAATGCCTCTAACGCTAACGTAGGTAAAGTAGTAGCAGCCGCAGCTACGGCAGGGCTTCCTGTTAACTCAAATGCGTAGTCACCTGCACCTTTCTCAGATGACTGTAATACCTCAGCTACGGGTTCTAGCGTTTCGCCTACAGTCTGTAGCCCATGTTCACCAGCCTGTGTCTTTGGCCGGTAAGTAAGCGCATCTCTTGTGGACTGCACTGCGTCAGCCCCTGCTCCTTGTTCTGCAAATGGATTAAGAGCCTGTGCAATGCCAACTATACCCGCTATTGGCTCCGCTACTATTCCAGAAGCCATAGTCAAGGCAGGCTCAACAACCCCGAAGAAACCATCGCCCTCGGGCTTAGTTGTACTTACAGCTTTCTCCACCCTTGCAGGGCCGAAGGTCATAGGGGTGCCTTGCTGCGGATTGGTAGGTGCTTGTCGGTCACCGCCTGATCTATTTACAAGCTCATCAAGGGCGGCTATCTGATTAGCGTTCAGCGCGCCCCTGGCTTTAAGCTCAAGACCTGCCTGTATTCTTGGATCCATAGCTTATTTCCCCATCATTATATTGAATAGGTCTTCATTGCTTTTAGCTTTTAGATCTTCAGGGGCTATTTCGCTTAACTGCTTAGGCTTATCCCTATTCTTAATAGCATCAAGCATGCCGTCAGCTTGTTTAACAGCAGCGTCGATAGTCCCAGTTCTATCATACAGACCTGTTGGGTCGAACTTGTCCCAAGTACCTGCTAGGAACTGTTGCAGCAGAGAACGTTTCAAACGTATAGTTTCACCACTATCAAATATAGAGGGTCTGTATCTCTCGTTCAAGCGTACTACTTCAGGCTCAGGTGCAGCTGCACCGGTCTCAGCTCTAAGTTTAGCTTGTATACTGTCGTCAATTAGTACATTAAGGCTCCTACCCTCAGTACCTGGTGTTCCTCCAAATGGTATATTAGCGTTTATAATGTTAGCCCTAGACGGGTTCATGTAGTCTACTTTACCATCTGCACCTTGCTCGAACATGAACCTATCCATTACATCCATATTCTGTAATGCACCAGTTATCATCTGAGCCTTACCAGATTGCTCAGGGGTTAACTTAGCATCCGGGCCACCTGGAATAGGTACAACGCCCTCCCTTGGGTCTTCTGGGTTTTTAAGCATATACCCTTGTGGTATCTTAAACCCTCTTTTGTCGAACTCAGTCATACCTGGAGGGGCGGGTACTTCGCCAATTACGCTGGTTACTTTGTTTAGCTTCTTGTTGAATACTACTCTAGTCCTTTTACCATCAACAAGTATTGTCTCTACTGTCTCTCCCTCTCTGCGCCCAGCTCTTTCTTCGGCAGCTGTGGCGTTCTCTAGATTACCAATACTGGTAACACCCGCTAAGCGATCCTTTAATGACTCAGTTCCTGCTTCATGTTGAGCAACAGCTGATTTGTATTCAAGACCCCTTTGATCTCCAAAAGCCCCTAGAGCATTACTAGCGGCAGTTAGCCCCGTTTGCCCGTTCTTGGGGTTAAGCACTCCAAACAAAGCCCCAAGCCCTGCGTTAACTTGGGCCTGATCGGGATTGCGGAGAATATCAAGTACACCTTTCTGGTCACCACTCAGCAACCCGCCTTTGTACGTAGGGTACTGCTGATCGTGCTGCGCTCTTTGTTGCATAAGATCACGAGCAGTCTGTACTGCACTAGGCATCTGCGGGGCGGGTTGAGCCTGTGCTTGGGGTTGGTTAACCACAGGTGGCAACGTCCTAGCATCTTGGTTCTGTACCGTCTGACGGCTTAAGGCTATAGCTTGGTCGGGGGTTGCACCCTTAGCAACAGCCTCCTGCATTAATGCACGAATCTCTGCATCAATATCTGAGTTCTCTTGCATAGATATTGGCATTACTTTCTCCACCTATCGAACTTCATGTACATATTACCCGCTGGCTGAGGTGCTGGCCTTGACAATGCTGGGCCAGATGCCGGTGTGGGTGTTTGTCTTTCATTAGGCTTAAGCAAAGGAGCTTTACTCAGCAAGCCCGATGTTAGCTTCTGACCGAATCCTGCTTTCTCTTTAGGCAGAGCATCACGCGCTAAAGCACCCTCTGGACTGTTAGGATCAACTTCTCCAGGCATAAACCCACTCATCTTATCCATAAAGCTAGGAGCTGGTGCTGTCATATTGCCTGTAGCTAGCTGCATAGCATTCATTTGGTCTGCTGACATAGCACCCATGGCAGATGGAGTTAACCCTTGCTCAGCAGCTGCCCCAGCCATTGACTGACCAAGCTCAGGTACAGCACCTGCCCCCGCAGCCCCTGAAGCTGAGCCTGCTAGCAAGCCATTCATATAAGCCCCGCCACCCCCAGTTAACCCACCAAGAGCTGCGCCCTCTAGTACATTACCACCGGATATGGCAGCTGTACCACCACCTATTAACGCCCCAATACCTACTGCTGCCCATGTCATTATACGTTCTCCAATGCTAACTTGTCTGAGTAATCCGGTAGTATGATTTGTTTCTCTATTTCATCCACATCTGTTTCATCAGTAGGGTGGAAGGTTAACCATACAGTCTCTTCGTGAGCGTACACGGCTCTCTTTGTGTCCGGCTTTGATTCAAAGATACACGGCCCTTTGATGTCTTCAGTACCAAAGGGTGTCGTTACAGTAACGTGACCTCTTAGTACTACATTCAAGTGCGCGTGTTTGTGTATCTTGCCTATTACAGTGCTGCCCTTAGGTAGTGTTAACTCTCTAGCGTACAGTCCACCTGAGAAATGATGCACCGGCTCCATGACTAGCTGCTCCATACCTAGTAACGCAGTCTGTAAGTTAGCTATAACGTCCCTAGCTTCCTGTACAGATTTGTCAACAACAACCGGTGCAGTCATTACTTACCTCCTGATTTGCTAGTAGTA